TAAAGTTGAATTTACTTTTATAGAAAATGATGGCTATTATGGACTTTATAAAAATAAAATTGTTTATGCTCATACTTGTATTGATGAACATGGAAATTACTATAATGGCTATGAAGAAAAATTAGATTGGGAATTAGGCTATGGCAAATAATGTAAAAGATATAAACCAAATAACTAAAGAATTAGAAAAACTTTTAAAACAAAAAGAGGAACAATACGGAAGTTTTGATGTTACAAGCTATTCTTTTAAAGGTGTTTTGGAAAGTATTTTATCGGCTTATAATGGTAGAGTTGTAGTTTGTCCGCCTAATATCTTTGGAGTTTGTATGATCTTTGTAAAGTTATGGCGTTCAATAACGAATCAAAAATATAAAAAAGATACTTATGATGATATTAGCGGATATAACGAATTAAATAGAAACCTTAAAATGAAAGAAAACAATGGTAAATAAAGTACCAATGACTCCAGTTATGTTAAGACTATTGAATTTTATTAAAAAATATGCCAAAAAGAACAAATATTATCCAACTTATCAAGAAATGGCTGATGGATTAAATTATAGAAGTAAAAATTCGGTAACAGTCATTATCAATAAATTGGAAGCAAGAAACGATATAAAAAAGATAAAAGGTTACAGGAGGAATATAGAACTTAATGTTTAAAGTAGAAAAAAATTCACTCCAAGAGTTAGTCGTAAATTTTAAAGAATTTTTTGTCGGAGCTACAATAGAAGAAGCAACAAAGAAAGCTCATGAACAAGAAAAACCTCAAGATGACGCAACTATAACAATAACTGACAGGCGTTTTCTTGGGTCTAATATAAAAATAGTCAGTGATAAAAAAGATGGCGATACTAGACCCCAAACAAATCAGGGATCTGAAAGTGAAGCAGGGAAAATGGGTACAAAGAATGAATAAACACAAACAAATGATTCGTTCTTACCAAAATAAATTACCTATTATTTCACAAAAGATTTTAGATTTGGAACAAAAACAAGAAAGTATTATTACTTAATTTACTTTCTACCGCTAAAGTTGTACAAGGGATAAGGGGATTCTACGCTCAAAAGAAAGGAAACATGATAATAATAGATAAAGAACAATTAACACTTGACGAAAAAGATTTTAATACAAAGTTAGGAAAAGCATTAAAAAATTTAAGAACAATAAGAAAGAAAACTCAAACACAAGTTGCCAAGCAAATTGGGGTAACATTTCAGCAAATACAGAAATACGAAAAAGGTGCAAACGCTATTAGCGAATTTAAAGCTAGAAGAATTTGTACTTATTTAGGTAAAGATTATAATTTATTACAGGAGGAGTTTAATGTTTGTACCAGTTCAAGATAGAATAGATAAATTAATTCCAGACCCAATTGAAGTAGATACATTTAATTATTTATCTAGTATTGCCGAAAAATTTATTATTAATGGACATGAAGCTCACAAAACAATTCCAGGTTTTGATAAATGCAAACCAGAAATAGAAACCTATAAAGTTTTTGATGGTATAGAAATTCCTGTTCATGGTTACGCAGATTTTAAAGGTGGCGTTATAATAGAAGATAAATGTAAATTTCCAAGAAGAGGTAAGATTAAAAAAGACGGAACTAGATCATGGTCAACTTCTAAACTACCTGATTCGATAATGCCAGATCACTTAATACAAACGGATTTTTACCATTATGCAACCGAACTACCTATTTATATTTGTTATATAAATGAAGAAACCTTTAAAGTCTTTCATGCCGACAATTGCGAACAACTACAACCTGAGAGAATTAAATCAAGGCTATCACAATTTTTGCAAAGATGTAAAGTAAGACAAAACCTTTTAAGTGTAAGCCAAGATGTAAATATTATAAAAAACTATATCCAACCTGACTTTGAAAATTTTAAATGGAAAAATGAATTAGACCCAGATTATTTAATCAAAGCTAGAAAGTTTTGGAGTAGCTAAAAATCCCATCTACCAATTAAATTTAGAAGATTCGTTTTCAAAAGTTTTATCTTCGTCAGCTTTTCTCATACATTCATAATGAGCATGACCTTTTGGGTAGAAAGAAATAAAAGAATCAGTATTAACAATATTAATTTTACAATATCTGCATTTGCCGACATTAATTATTGATTGTATTTTGTTCTTCTTGCCCACCATCTCCCCAGTTCAACTTAATGAACTACACCTAAACATTAAGAATTTCGTTTATAGGCTTTAGCACTTATTGTACTATTTTTTTTAGACCTACTTTTACCTGCCTTTTTTCTTTTATTGACATAGTACCAGAGTCCTTTTTTAACTACTTTTCCATCTTTTCGTTTATGATAACCTTTTTTCATAATTATTTTTTCTTCTTGTTCTTTTTCTTTTTCTTTTTGTTCTTCATTGGTGGTCTTCCTCTTTTACTTCCGTAAGTTCCTTTTCCGTATGGCATAGTTATTTCCTTTTGTTTTTATGTTTATTATTACCCATATACCAATCTCCAGGTTCATAGTTCCATTTTTTACCATGATGACCTCTTAAATCGGCATAAAGCATTCTAGCTTTCACTATGAATTTTAAAATACTTCTTACCACTTTTTGCAAGACCAGTATCTTGCGGTTAGTTTATTATTAGCCGTACTACATTTATGTCTGGCTCTAAAACTCTTTCGTCTTGCTGGATTAGATTTTTTAATAGTCATGTTTGCATCTCCGTATCTAATTAATCTTACGGTGCTTCCTGACTTTGCAAGAACAGCAAATTTCTTTGTTTTTGTTCTAGCTCTTTTAGGTTTATTATAACCTGAAAAACTTTTGCCTCTATAATTTATTGCCATTCCTTATAACCTTTTTCATCTTTAATTAATGCCATTCTTCTATCATCATTTTCAAAGGTTGTGTTTTTGGTACTTACATGAATCCAACCTGAATTTATATCCGAATCATTATAATATTCTAAAATTAACTGATCATAAGAATATTTTTCTTTGATATATGTTGCAACTTCTTTATTATCAACTCCAGGTATCTCAAAGTCCACCGCTTCTCCTTGACAATGCTGACTTGTCGGCTTTGAGCCTATCATGGTAGCTAATTGTTCGCTTCTAAATCCGCTAGTAACTTTAATTGGTAATTTATAATGATTTCTTAAAGGTTGAAGTATTTTTTCGCAAAGGTTTTGTAGGTTATTTATTTGTTGTTCGTTAGGTGTATTATCAATATCATTTCGTAAAGCCGTTTGGCTTTGTGTTAATTCTTTTAATGTAAAATTATCTGTCAGGTTCATTATTTTCAAAATATTTATAATCAAATTCAACAGCTTTCCAGCCGTCTTTTTTCTTTAGTTTGCTTCTTTTACCAAAATCCTCCGCTTCTTGTAAAGTAGTAAAAATTTGGTTTGTAAATATTCTTAATTTTTCTGTATTCTTATCGGTAATAACTACCAAATACATCATGCTTTAATTTTAGGTTTTTTAGGCGGTAAAAGTATCTGTTGGCAATCAAATTTAAGATAAATACCATATTGATTAATTTCTTCTCTTCCCATTTCTACTGTTTTGTCCATAGATTTTTTATATCCATCAACCATACAAGTATAAAAATCGTCATAAACCTTATCAAAGGTATGCGGTTCAAGGCACTGATTCGCCATAGAGGAACACATTACTATCGTTAATACTATACTCATTTATCTTCTTTTGGTTTTAATTTATCTTCTAATTCTTTAATCTTTTTGTTAGCTTGTTCTAAATCGGTAGAAGTATGTTCTAACTTTTGTAAGCAACGCTTATTAGCAGCGTCTTTAGACTTACCAGCGTCTTGAAGTTCCGCTACTTCTTGTTTAAGTATTCTTACCTGATCTTTATATTCGTTTATTATCTCTAAACTTTCTGACATATAAAAAAATATTATTTTGGTTTTTTCATAATATCTGCACCTTTAAGACCATAGATTGCAGAAACAACTCCGATAAACAGAGCTTGATACCAGAATGGCATATTATTAAAATACTCAAAAAACATTTCAACTTTTTTCATAATTTCTGGATCGTCAGAAAATATAGACCAAATAAGTAACATTACAGGTGCGGACACCAAAATTAAAACAAACTCATCTTTCCAGCCTTGCTGATTATTTTGCATAACAGCTTGTTTGTATTCAAGCTCACCTTTTGCCATTTTTTCCGCATGAGTAGTTTCTGCGTCAGCCATGAGCATTTTAGTTTTTTGTCGTTGCTTGTAAATATGCGAACCTGCATTTACAGCCAGTTTGATTGCACTTAACCACATAACTATCTCCTTTTTTTAAGATGTTTTAAAGTAAATTTTACTCTTTGTCGCCAAACAAAACCATATAATTTTCTTAATAAACATTCTAGCTTTACAAGTAAATATTCCATAATTAAACCTCATAAAATCCTTAATGTTTACAGTTATCACAAATACATAAATCACTATCATAATGGTGTAAATGTAATTCATCTTTACAATGACAATTACAATGACAATTTTTACATACTTTTTTTTTTCTTTTTTTCTTTGGTTTTTCTATAACTAAATTAGCTATTTTTTCGCATACATTATCTAACCAAGTTAAAAAACTTATTATGACTTTATCTAAAAACATATCAATTTAATATTAATGCTTTAATACTTTTTTCTCCCATATATATTTCAGTTTCTGCCATAGATTTTATACATTGATACTCTATTGATTTAGAAGCACCTCTGGAAGCCACCCTTTTACCTTTCAGACAATCGGACATAGAACTTTGAATACGATGCTCTTTTATTTCACCGTTTATTATTAACAATAAAGCAATTACAATTTCCTGCATTTAATAATTCTTTCCGTTTTCTCTAACTTTATCTTTTAATTTTTCTATATCGTTTAAGGCTTTATCTAATTGTTTTTCTATGTGAATAAGCATTACTTGATTATGTATATTCTTATCTAAAAGTTCTTGATGTTTTTCTATTGTTTCGTACAAATCCTCTAATAAAAGAAATTGCTCTTTATCAACTGTTGTTTGTTCACTAGCTTTTAATAAATCAGCATTCATCAATTCCCTTGATGTCTCTAGTGATGTAAGTCTAGCAGTTATTTCGGTGTAAGCGAAGATGCCCATAGAAATTGCTATTATGATTCCTATCATATTCTTGACAGGCATAGCCACCGATGTGTTCTCATTAATCTTCATAGTCAACCATTAATAATTTTATACCTAATTTTTTTTGTTTTTTTGTAGGTGCTCTATATATTTTATATGAGCCTTTAGGTTTATTTTTTAAACATTTACCTTTTTTGTTTTTACGAAAAGTAATTGTCTTAATATCAATTAGTTCCACATTACCATTTTTGTCAACGATAACAATATCAAACGGACAACTTGGATCACAGCTTTTGGCGACATAATAGCCTTTTTTAGTAAGATTAGCTATTGTTTCGTATTCGCCAACTGTACCTTTAATAGAAGTTTTTTTTTGTCGTTCAGAGATAAGTTTTTTATCTATTTGCAAAACAATTATTTAATAAAGTAATTATAACCACTTGTTATTACTGCAGCTATTACTAATAATAACCAAACAGCACCTTTCCCTTTATTAATATCGGCTCTTAATGAAGAAGTTTCTTGTTTTAGTTCCCTAACTTCTTTAACTAAAAAATCTATTTTAACTTCTGTTGCCGATTTTCTTGCCATGTTATTCTTCTTTCTTACCTTGAATCATTTGTAAGTATTCGTAAATAAATTGTCTTGTTTCCGAATCTGCGTTTGCCATAATAGTACCTAATTTTCCTATATGTTGTAAAACACCGTCCATACCTTTATTTCCTGCAATTTTAATACCTTGTGATAACCATTTAATAAAATTAGGGTTAGTCATTAGTTTGGCAGTTACATTAGCTGTACCTATAACAATTGGCAAAGATAATAAAAATTGAGGTTGCCCCATTACTGCCATACCACCACCACCTATAAATGCAAATTGACCTACTAATCTATCTGCTGTTCCGCTAGGGTTTTTAAATGTTTTTCCACTTTGTCTTATAAATGAAGAAATATTAACAATATCATCTAAACCTTTAACCATTTCTTTTGTCCAACCACTACCTGTAAATAATTCTTTTCTAGCAGCTTCAGATAATTTATTCCAATTAGTTAAAAATGTTTCGGAAGAAAATTTACCACTTGCCTCTACCACATCACCTCCAATAGTTTGACCTGGTTGTAATCTTCCCATTCTTTCTAATAAATTAGATAAAAATACTTTATAAGAGGCTTCGCCACCTTCTGTTTTTAGAATAGATTTTTTAACAGCTCTTATTCTTGTTACACCTTCTTTTCCGCTATTAATTAATGTTGAAGCTATTTTATCTGGATCTGCAATATTGATAATTGGTTTTAAATAATCATCTATTCTTTTTAAACCTTTTTCATAAAATTTATTTGCATTAGTAATTGATTTTTCTGCAACAGAACCACCATATTTTTTTGCTGCTATTTTTAAATCTTCGCTTAATGCACCATAAATTAATTTTAATTGTGCTTTATCTACATCTGGAATTATGTCAAAAGAAGATAATTTAGTTCCTATTTTTTGTTTAATTCCTTTTACCGCAGCATAAGGAAGTTGTCCTCCGTTTTTAGCAGCATCTTTTGTTAAATTTTCTAATAAGTCTGTTAAGAATTGGTTTTGGAATTGTGTACTTGTAGCGTCAGCACCTTTTATTGGCGAAACAAGTTGTTTCAAAGTTTCTATTGTTCCACCTTTACCTGTTTTAGGATTAATTTTTCTTGTCAAATTTATTAATGCGTCTGGTTTAATATATTTGTCAACTTTACCAAATAACACTCCTGCTCTTGAATTAAACATACCTACAAAACTTTTTGGATTATTAACTCCATTTAAAGAGCCTAAAATTGTTTTACCTACAACAACTTCATCAGGAATTGCTTTACCTATTAAATCTTCTGCTATTGATAATGATTTTTTTCCTAGTTGATCTTGAGCTTTTAGAGCAACCGAAGAAATACGACCTGAACCTCCAGGAATATTACCTAAAACCATTTCAACTGTTTGTAATCCTCTTTTTTGTGTAACTTGTCCTAAAGAAGGTGTGACCCCAGCATCAATATAATTTTTTAATCTACTTGCTGTTTCTATACCTTTTTTTCCAAATCCAGTTATTGCACCTTTTAAAGGTTTTAAAATTAATGGTGCTACTGCTTGTCCAACAGAACCAAAAGCAAAATCGGTTGCTCTTTGAGCTGCCCATTCTTTATTTGTTCTTAATATTTCTGCACCAAATTTTTGTCCAACTCTTTCAAATAATTCCGCACCTGCAGCCATTCCAACTCCTGAACCAACTACTGCACCTGCAGCCGTTCCAGCAACAGGAACAACGCTTCCTACTGCAGCTCCTTTTACTGTACCAATCATAGAACCAACCATTTCGGTAGCTTCTTTTCCTAAATCTATTGCGTCTGCAAGATTAGTTACATTTTTATTATCTAATTGAAATTTGTTACCATCACTATCGGTAACTATAAAATTGTTTCCCTCTAAAGGAACAACATTATCATAAAATTTTTCTAGGGTAGCTACTTTAGAAGCCATGTTTGGTGCAGCTTCTACAAGAAATCTTATTTTATTAGGAACTTCATTTAATTGTTCTAATTCCTTTTTTTGTTGTGAGGGTAAAACACTTGTTGTTCCTAATATAGCCATTACTTAAATCCATCAGTTACTAAAAAATCTTTACGACCAGGAATTTTAAAATAATATTTTCCATCTTTATAATCTACTAAAACAGCACCAGCTGGTACTCTTGAAACTTTAGTAGTTTGTTCTGAACCAGGTGCACCCATTTCAACAACATTTTCATATTTAGGTCTTAAATCAGAATCAACAAATATATTATCTATATTTAAACCTTGATTATTAGCTAGTTCTGTAAAATTCTTTCTTACATTATCTACAGCCATTTGATTTTGTTTATAAAGATTAATACCTAAATCTTTAAACATTTCTGCTTGTTTTTCAGTTAATCTATCTCCTCTTAATAGTTTATTGTGAAGATTCCAAAATTTAGCTAAAGCACCAGATGAATTTTCTGCTGTTGCAAATTCACCTTCTCTAACAACTGAACTTGGATCAAGCGTTTTCATAAAAGTAAATATAGCAGCAACATCTCCAGCTCCGTTATTAGCTTCTAATCCTTGAAGTAATTTTGTAATACCTTGTGTTGATTGATCAAAGTCTTGAACAACTTTGTTAGATTGATAAGCAGTAAATAATTTATTTTCTTGATCTTGAATATTTTTTGTAAAATCTTGAATAGCTTTTTTCTTATCTTTATCTTTTTTATAAGTTTCATCTATATTTTTAAGTTCCATTTGTATTACGCCTGTTGCAGCAGCTTGAGGAAACGCTTCAGCTAACGCTTTAAAAGGGTGGTTGTCTGGTAAAGATTCAAAATAATTTCTTTGTTTTTGTGCTAAATCTCTTGCCTTTTTATTTTCAGCCATTTTATTTTTCATTTCTTCCATTTGCATAAATTGACTTTGTAATTGTCCTGTTTGTTGTAATGCAGGTGCAAAAGAACTAAATGGGTCTTTACCTTGTATTCCTTGTCCAATCATATTTGCCCCAAGAATTAAATTAGGATTAATATTATTAAAGCTACCAAAGAAACCTTTATTGTTATTACTTAACAATCCATTATTAGGTGCATTATTTCTAACAATACCATCTGGGGCTACGGAATTACTTCCCATAGTTTTATTCATTAAATTTTGTCTAAAAAGTCGTTCAAAAAAGTTCATGTTATATCAATCCTCTTGTTTTCAAATAGTCTATATTATAAGGGTTATTGGCTAAATTAGTAGCCGTAAAACCGCCATAGGGGGCTTGAGAATAGCCAAATTGACTAGATAGGGGGGTTAGTGTCATATTAAGATTAGCTTTAGCCTGATCGTATGCTTTTTGCACATCAGATACATTTTGCGATTGCATATTGTTAAAATAGTTATTTACCATAGAATTTTGCGGAGTTGTATTTCCTATAAGATTTGCAGCTAAAGGAGTTAATTGATTTATTGCATCTCTTTCATCTCCTCCTACATTACCTGTTAGGTAATTACCATCATATTTAAAATCTCCAGAACCATCTGGGTTATATTTTATTGTTTTACCTGTGTAACCTAAAACGCCTAACGCTTTATTATTTTTATAAGTATCGGTAACTCCTCTTATCATAGTTCCTACAATACCACCAGATTTTACAACTGTACTTAAAGGATTTTCCGACATATCTTTTGAAAAAGTTGTAGCGTTTTCGTCTATTGAAGAAGTATATTGACTATATTTTGTTTGATCTTTAATGTTGTTAAAAGCTAAATCCAAATTTTCCATAACAAAATCTGTTTCTATATCCGATAATTTACTACCTTTTAAATCGGAATTAGATAAGGCTTGTAATTGATTTAAAGTATTTATTTTATCTTTATCGCTAACATCAGGGGAATCTAAAAATGCACCTAAATTAGCTGTTTGATATTGTTCCGTATTAATAATTCCTGGAGTTTGTTCAATATCAACTAAACCTGTATCTTTGTTATAAGTAGCGTTTGTAATTTCGCCTAATCCGTAACCTGCGTCTATTCCCACATCTCCAGAATAAGCGTCTGTTTCGTAATCAAAATTATTAGAAACTACTCCAGGTGGTAAAACAGGATCAGGTACTACATAATTATTTCCACCGTCATTTGTAGTTGTTGTAGTCGTTGTTGGCTCACCATAATAACCAGAACCTACATCAAATCTTGAATGTCCACTATCCGAACCTTGATTATTATTTCCACCTGTGTTTCC